AATTTATACCCGCAACAACACTATGGTTAGGGGGTAATTTAATTAATAATAGTTTATTTGGTATATCAAAATTTAGACATAAATTACAATGGTGGACAGATATTACAGTAACGGCACCAATTCCAACTCGCACACCAACGCCATCACCAACACCATCACCAACGCCATCACATTCAGTGACGCCAACACGTACACCGGGAGTGAGTCTTACACCAACGCCAACTCCAAGTATTACAACAAATGTTCCGATTGTGTATTGTAACGAATCAACATCATTCAGTGGTCAACTTTCGTTCCCATATGAAGCAATAGTGAATTTAGGTACTGATATTGGTAGGGTAACATTAACATATGATTCATATAGTATTCCAGATAAATTTATTATAATATATGAAGGTAATGAAGTTATAAATACCGGTTATGTTGGGGATACAATGTACACATCACAGTTAACTTCAGCATTAGCCGCCAGATCATTACCACCTGAACCTATTACGGGAATTGGGCAAGGAACAATTTATTTCGATAAACTCACAACAACGACAACTGCAACGTTAAGGGTGTATGCTCCGATTAATGGTACAGCTTGGAACATAACAATTAGTTGTCCATCCGGTATAATATCAACACCAACGCCAACACCGTCACCAACACCAACGCCATCGCCAACTGTTTCAATGGGAATTAACTGTTTCTTTGATATTATAGTAACAGACACACCTAGCGGTTGTGAGTTCGAGGTTATTGCAAGTGATACTGCACCAACACCTACTCCAAGTGTTACGCCATCGATTACCCCAAGTATTACACCAACAAGAACAATTACGCCGAGTATAACACCATCACCAACACATACGCCAACAATTACACAAACCCCAACACGTACACCAAGTATAACACCGTCACCGTCAATAACACCGTCGCCTACACGGACACCAACAGTTACACCGACAATATCAACATCGTCAGGTTTAGCCGTTCCATCAATAATTGGGTATTCATCTGATGGTATTTTTAATTTTGCACACTCATCGGTTGTAGTTGGTAATAAAATATTTTTAGGCGAAAGAAAAAGTAATGACCCACAAGTTGTAATGTTTGATGTCACGAATAATTTATCAACATATACGGCACAAACAATATCTGGAGGAACAGGTTCAACCCTTGTAACATCGCTAGAGACATGTTGTTATGATTCGGTAAACCAAATGGTATATTTCTCAACAACTAGAGGTGGATTTTATTATTTGAGTATAATTGAAGTGCCATTAGATAATTCAGGATTCATACGACATGATTTCCCAACAATAGTAGATTGGGATAGTAATTCAATAATAACAACGGATGGTTCATATATTTACGGGGCAAATGATAGTGATTATTTTAAAATTAGAATATTGGACTGGACACTTTATGAAACATCCCCAATGCCGTCAGTATTACATCGACCACATTCAATTGGTATAAATGTTGCTAGAGACGAAATGTATGTTGTTGGAGGATATTATGCACCATACTACTTTACTAAAGTTAGTTTAAGTGACCTAACACAATATACTGTGGCAAACGTTAGTACATATGTTTCACACCCTACCGACGATTTAACGGTATATGATGATGGAACAACGTGTAAAGTGTATCTTGGTGGTGAACAAACCGTTAACGGGTATGGTGGTGCAATAATTGAAACAACGAATAGTAATTTAGTATCTGGATTTGCAGTAAATCCAACATACTGTCTTACTAATAATGGATCAAGAATGTATAGTGGAAGTATTAATGGAAAGATCGAAAAATTCAATATGCAAGGTCAATTGTTAAGTACCTATACATTACCAACAGCAATCCCACCTTCAGATCCAATGAATGTTATGATAGCAAACGAAATATTCTTTGTAAATGGTAGAACCTTCTTTACTAGTTGGGATGTATATAGTAGGTTATTTGAATTTTACATTCCATAATGACTAATATTTATATAATAAAGAATAGATAAAATTTTATAATGGCAACACGATCACTAACATTTACATTAACCCCAGAATCAATAGGAACTGGATTACTTTTTGGTATTACAGGAAATACTACCTCAACCGATTATACGTATCTTGGAGCAATACCTCGTGCGTTACTTCTTAATGGATTCGCAATTGACGTTGACACGTTGGATATAGATTTCACGGTAGCAATTATTGGTGGATCGTGCGATGGAACAACTAAAATTGTTTTAGCCCCGGGAGGATTGGTTTATTATTGGTATTCGTTATATAGTTGTACTGATCAATTACCGAATTTATATTACACAGTTCCATTACTTGCTGGTACATATAGTACTGGTGAACGGGTACAAGGGGCGGCTGGACATTATTATGTGATTGTTGGATCAACAAATTCGGCAACAGGTACTCCACCATCAGGAACTATGATTATGGTAAGTGGAGAAAATGCTTATGGGTGTCCATAATAAAATGATATTAAAAAAGAGAAAATGAGTTATTTAAATTATACAGGAAGTTCACAAAATTTAGCGGTAAGAATCACTAATATGGGAAGAAAAAAAATTGCCGATGGTAATTTTAATCTATCTTATTTTCAAATTGGTGATTCTGAATATGATTATAATTCAACAATAGGTGGATTAACAAAAGTATTAATGCCATTTGATTATGATTCACATGTTAAATATCCATATAAAATGTCAGAATCTACAATTACTGGAACAACGTATGGAACCATTGTTAAACAGTCATACGCCATACCAACGCCAATATCATCATTCATAACTGAGGTTTGGGATTGTAGTAAAATAATTGATAATACAAGTTATTTTCTTGGGTCAAAAGAATTTTTTGGGTACGGAACGACAGGTTATACGTCAAATTCATTTGCAATTATCCATTATTCAAAAATGGGAATTGCTGGCGACACGTTCAAATATGAAGATTATATTTCACACGATATAGATGACGTGGACACTGGGGGATTTGAAGTTATTACATCAGTTGGGACATATACTATGGGTGGAACTGATCTTTATATACAAACAACTGGTACTACGGGTCTTACTGACACGTTTACATATCAAATGAAGTATAGAGAACTTCTTAGTGGTACAACTATGGTTGGAAAAATATTTGTTAATAGCAAAGTGATAGTAATTGAGAACCAATCAATAGTTTCATCCATGACAACTACGGTAAGTGTTAAATTGAGAAATTCTATCGATTTAGTTGTAATGGAAATGGTTATAAATTTACCATTATCATATTTTGAAACAACACAGAACCCAACATACGTTACCGGATCAAAATACTTAACTGAAATTTCATTAATGAATGAAAATAAAGAAGTACTGGTTATTGGTAAATTTAGTAAACCAATGGAACGGGTTGGGTCACAAGTTATAATGGTACAATTGGTAATTTAAGACTTTACATTACAAAAAATTTTGTATATCAATTGTATTATGAATTCAAAATTTAAAAACAATCCAAAAATTCTGGGGTTAGACATATCAACTAAAACAATTGGTTGGGCTCTATTCGACATTTCAGGTTCCAATTTATTGGAATTAACTCACTTTTCACCAAAAATTAAACCTCTTCCTGAGAATAAAATGGTTGAACTCATCAAAAAGGCCAATGCTTTTGCTAAAAGATTAGAAGAGTGTAAAGACATTGGAATTATTCGTGTTATCATTGAAGAACCATTATTAAACTCGAATAACATCTACACCGTGGGTACACTATTGAGATATAATACAATGATTTATAAATCGTGTTATGAAATTTTAGGTGTAACCCCCGAATTCATATCAACATATAACGCAAGAAAATTTGCGTTTCCTGATTTAGTTGGGAAAAACGCACTAGGTAAAAATGTGTTATTTGGTGGTTATCCTAAAGATATTGATAAAAAGCACGTTATTTGGGAACACGTTAATGCTGTGTGTCCCGATGTTGAATGGCAGTATGGAAGAACGGGAAAATTAAAAAAAGAATGCTATGATATGTCTGATTCGGTTACGTGTGTTATCGGATATGTTAATATGACAAATTTAAAAAAATAAACACACCTTAATGCGTCTTTTTAAATTTATGTTATATTTATTTGTATGAGTAAATTGAAACGGAAATTAAAATTAATTCCTATTTGTGGTATATACCAAATTACAAATAAATTAAATCAAAAATATTATATTGGTAAATCAATTGACATCGAGTATCGATGGACTCAGCATAAACATGGAAATACTAAAATACCATTTTCATTTGCGATTAAAAAATATGGAATTGAAAATTTCGATTTTAAAATATTAGAGGAAGTTGAATATGAAACATTCAATAGAGAATCAATTGAAAATAAATTAATTACACTTGAGCAAAAATGGTTTGATATTTTAAAACCATTTTTAAAGAAAAACGGATATAACATATCATCAAAATCAATATATAACCCAACAAAAAAACGAAGTAAAGAATTTGGTGAAAAAATTTCAAAAATAAGAATTAAAATGAATTGTAGTGGTAAACTAGTAAAACAATATAATTTAAATGGAGAAATAATTTTTATATGGAAGTCAGCCGCAGAAATAGAAAAAATTACTGGTATTAAAGCCTCAAATATCTCAAGAGTTTGTTTAAAAAAACAAAAAAGTGCAGGTGGGTTTATTTGGCGATTTGATGGAAATGAATTATCTGAAAACGACATTATTAATTCAAATATTCATATTAGACATTGTAAACAAATACAACAATTAACAAAAGATGATATACCATTAAAGGTGTTCAATTCAATATCTGACGCTGCAAAATCTGTTAATTCTAAGTATTCAAGTTCAATTATCCATATCTGTAAAGGAGATGGTAAAACGTATAAAGGATTTAAATGGAAATATATTGACCAAAATTAGGTATTTAGATTTTTTTAGATTATATTTATAATAATATTATAGGTTGGATTACGTTTTTGAACGTGGTCCGAAGTTGGTGATCCCCGAAGGTGGTGCTTCGGGGATTTTTTATGCTCAATATTTTTTTTTGTCATATATTTTCCTTATTATTGTTATGTTATGGGAAAAACGAAAGACTTATATGAACCAATAATCGAAATTCTTGAAGATATTTTAGGAGACTGTCACGTGCATAACGATTATAAGGGTCAAATTTCGTTTGATTGTCCTGTTTGTTCATACGACATCAAAGGATTGGATAAAGGGGACGGAAAGGGTAATTTAGAGGTTAATTACAAGGAATTAGTTTACAAATGTTGGTCATGTAGTGAAACACATTACACATACGGTCCGTTAGAAAAGTTAATTAAGATTTATGGGTCGGAAAAACAGTATAAAAAATTCAAATTACTATTACCTGACAGGGTTGATGATGATGGTAAGAGAGTTTATAAAAAAATTGAATTACCTAGAGAATTCATTTTATTTAAAACGGCTAGCGAAGGTCTTAAACTTACGCATTATTACAAATACGCATACAATTATCTTAAAAGTAGAAATGTAACCGATGAGATGATTGAAAGATTTAATATTGGATTTTGCTATGAGGGTTTCTACGCAAATAGAATTATTATTCCATCATATGACGAAAATGATAATTTAAACTATTTCACTGCTAGATCTTATGAAACAAAACCAAAATTAAAATATCGAAACCCGGAAGCTGAGAAAGAAATTATCATATTCAACGAATATCTGATCGATTGGACAAAACCAATATACATTGTTGAGGGTCCATTTGACAGTATTTTTGTACCAAATTCAATCCCAATGCTCGGAAAAGTTATGAGTGAATATTTGTTCAAAAAGCTTTATGATAGAGCAATGGAAATTGTTATAATTTTGGATGGTGATGCTTATCAAAATGCGTTGAAATTATATAACAAGTTAAATGGTGGTAGGTTATTAGGTAAAATATGGTTAACAAAATTACCGGAAGATAAAGATATCGCAGACTTACAAGGAATAATAAAAGAAGACGAAATATATCAATTAGATTAGTATGGATTTAAAAGAAATCTCGGGAGAGATAAAAGAAATTTTAGAAAAGAGAAGACAGGAATTGTCTTTAACATTTGTGGAGGAAGACCACATCTATTACATGAAAGATAAAAAGGGTAAAATTAGAAGTGATTACCCATCTGTATCCAAAGTTATCAAACATTTTTATAAACCTTTCGACTCAGAAGCACAATCATTTAAAACGTCAAAGGGTGATCTTGTTGAACAAGAAAGATTATTAACGGAATGGAAATATGCGGGCGATTATTCGACGAATATGGGTAGTAGAGTGCATTATGAGCTGGAACTTGAATTAATTCGAAGAAATGGAAATTACAAGAGTGTTCGAGAACCAATATTTGAATGTGACCAGTCACAAATAGATACCGGGGATCGCATGATTATTGCAGGAAAACAATATCTGGATTTAATGGAATCAAGAGGGGCAATACTATTAGATACTGAACCTGTTCTCGGGGATAATGAATTAGGATATACAGGATCATCAGATAAAAATTGGTTGATGTTAAATAAAGATAAAACCAATTTCGGACTCGTTATAACAGATTGGAAAACAAATCAACCAAAGAATTTTGTGCCCCAATGGTACACAAAATGGTTATTTTCCCCCTTTAGTCAATATCGTGACACAGCACTTGAACATTATTATATGCAATTACCCTTTTATGGAAAATTGATGTTAAAAATGTTAGAAGGTAGTAAATACACAGACCTAAAATTATTAGGGTCAGTTGTTGTTTTATTAAAAGAAGATTCTACCTTTGTTGAATACAAAGTACCACAGGACATTAGTGATACTATATTAAAAATGAATATGTCTAAATATTTAAAATAATCATGATTAAAAAAATAATTCATTTATCTGATATTCATGTCAGAACGTTTCATTTACACGAATTGTATTTGAAACAATTCGAAACCTTTTTAAGCAAAGCGATTGAAACCATTGGTAACACTAAACATGATGAAGTTAGATTCGTAATAACGGGTGATATATATCATCAAAAAATTAGCGTATCCAATGAACAAATCTTATTAATCTCTTGGTTCTTTTCGGAAATATCTAAACTTGGTAAACTTGTTATCATACCCGGTAACCATGACTTTTTAGAGAATAATATGGAAAGAATGGATAGTATAACGCCTATTGTTGAACTGTTAAATAATCCAAGTATAAAATATTACAAAGATAGTGGGGTGTATGATGACGAAAACATAAAATGGGTGGTATATTCATTATATCAACATAACCAAAAACCACAATTTGAAAAGGGTGAGGGTTTTTATGTCGGACTATTTCATGATCCGATTCAAGGCATGTCAACCGATTTAGGTTTCAAAATTGAAGATGGGTATGATAAATTGAATTTCGTGGGGTGTGATCTGGTTTTGTGTGGTGACATCCATCTCAGACAAGTTCTTAAACTTGGTGAAACACAAATTGTTATGGTTGGGTCATTAATCCAACAGAATTTTGGGGAAAGTATAAAACATCACGGTTACGGTATTTTTAATATGGAAACCAAAGTTTATGAATTCGTTGATCTCGAAACTGAACAACCATTCCTACATTATAAAGTAAAAGATTTTAGCGACATAGAAAATGACAGAGAAGAACTGCTTAATCTTGGATAAGGAATTTTTGGACTATTGTAAGTTAAACAAAATATCGGATGTTGAAAAATTAGCCCGAGAAACGTTTAACAAAGGATTTGCTATCCTGAAATACGGAGAGACCCCCTTCGGGGGGGTTACTGTTCCTAAAATAATTGAGGGAAAGGAAAAGTCAAACACTAAAAATGTAAACACATCTCGCCCCGTGGTAGAACCCGCTCCACAACCTTCAGTTAAAGAACCTGAAGATTTGAAAAGAATGAGGGAACATGTTTTGACGACATCATTAGCTGATGATATAAAACAGGTAAAGAAAGACATTTATGGTGAATAATTTTTTTATGTCAAATATTTTCTGTATTTTTTAATAAAACAGGTTATAATGGAAAAAATATTTATTTGGTCATTTTTAGCATATGGATTATCAACCATATTGGTATATGGATCTATATTCGAAAGACCGAGGACTTGGATTAAGGCTCACTCATCATTTTTTGGTGAATTAATATCGTGTATATTATGCACATCGATGTGGGTAGGAATGGGAATGTCTTACCCCCTTGGGGGGTTAACAGACCAGTATATCACTACTGGAAATTTCACATTTTTCTTTGACGGTTTATTCACCGCTGGAATTGTGTGGGCAATAAACTCCTTCGTGGAATTTTTCGAGGAGAATAGGATAAAGTAACAGCTTTAATGGGTAAATTAACTGAAGATGATTATGATGATTCATTGTCAAGAAGTTATGTTATTAAATTTTACGATGACAAATTTGGAATTAAATTACGGTCGAACCCTAAAAAATATAAGATTGATTTATTAATGATTGAAGACAAGTATGTGGGGGTTGAGGTTGAGCATGGAA